CAGCAGCTTACGCGCATAACCGAAAACCCCGTACATTCTTGCTATATTCTCCCTTTCCTCTTATTACTGTTTGTATGCTGTATATATACATTCTTTTACTATCTTACTACTATACTAATTACTATTTTATAAGGGTATAAGGGTAATAAGTAGTAAGTAACAGAAAACTAAGGAGTTTTTCATACCCGAAAAAATACCCTGAACCACTTTCATCAGGGTATGTGGCAATGACGATACAGTCATGGTAAAATCGTGGCATTGGAGACAATCGGGTGAGTGACCATGAAAACTAATCTACATACCGGCAAGCCGGATAAAGTGACGAAGCACAGACCGTTCAGTCACCGAGTAGAATTTTGCAACTTAGTTTTATCCGGCGTGGAACCATATCGGGCAATGCAAATTGTCTATCAGGACAGGTTCTGTAATGGCGGTCATCTCGCTCAAATCATGAAAAGTACGTATGTCAAACAACACTTGAGAAAAGGTAAATAGCATGGCAAGACCGTACAACGAATTCGGCGTAACGGAACAGCAGGAAGCATTCTGTCGCGCCTACGTGGAGACGGGTAACGCATCTGAGTCATACCGCCGCTCGTACAACGCCGGGAACATGGGTGCGAATACTATTGCTGTTAAAGCATCGAACATGTTAGACCGGGATAACGTGAGGGTAAGAATTGCTCAATTACGTGAAACTCACACCAAACGCCACAATGTGACAGTCGATTCACTCGTTGCGGAACTGGAAGAAATTAAAAACGTTGCGCTGTCTGCCGAGACGCCGCAATCATCCGCAGCTGTGGCGGCAGTGCTCGGTAAAGCAAAATTAATGGGACTGGATAAGCAACTGGTTCAGTTGTCCGGTGGTCTGGATAATGTGAATACAAATATCAACATCACCGCCGAAGATGTGAAAGTATTTAAAAAGGCGTTCAACGATGAATTTTAATTCCCCAAAAGAATTAAAATTACTGCGCCTCGCACTTGAGGAAGATTTTACTTTATTTGCTCGCTTCTTCTTCAAAGTTTTAAAAGGGACTAAATTTGTATTCAGTGACCACCATCATGTAATTTGTGATGCGTTGATGGATGTATTTTACGGTCGCACCACTCATTTAATAATCAACATGCCGCCACGTTATTCAAAAACCGAACTGGCTGTTAAATTATTTTCCGCATGGTGCTACGTTAAAAATCCCAAGTGTGAATTCATTCATCTGTCCTACGCTGATATTCTCGCACTGGATAACTCCGAATCCATCAAATCAGTTTTGAAGTCCGAAGAGTTTCAGAAACTGTGGCCCCACGTGACCATCAAGGCGAACAAGGATTCGAAGAAAGCGTGGGGTACTGACCAGGGCGGCGTGTTCTATGCGACGGCGGCGGGCGGACCTATCACCGGTTTCGGTGCTGGTAAACTCGACGACTTTGAGAACGGTAACGGCTTTGGTGGTGCGATTATCATCGATGACCCGTTAAAACCGGATGACGCGTATTCTGACCCAAAACGTAACGGTGTTAACCGTCGATGGGATGAAACCATTAAATCGCGTTTTAACTCCACGAAGACGCCTTGTATCGTCATCATGCAGCGTCTTCACGAGGAAGATTTCTGCGGCACCCTGTTGAAAGACGGTGAATATAATTTCCGTCACCTGGTGCTTCCCGCCATTGTCGATGAAGGTTTACCGACAGAGCGCGCATTATGGCCCCAGAAACACTCTCTGGAAGCCCTCAAGGCGATGCAGAGGAAAAACTCATACATGTTCTCCGGTCAGATGCAACAGCGCCCCTCACCGCTCGGTGGTGGCATTCTGAAGGGGTCGTGGTTCGGACGTTATACCGTTGTGCCGAAGCTGAAATACAAAGCAGTGTTCATCGATACGGCACAGAAAGCCAAAGAGCATAATGACTATCAGGTTGCCGAACTGTGGGGCCTGGGCGAGGATGGATATCTGTATCTCCTCGACATCATGCGCGATAAGTTCGAAGCGTATGAGCTCGAGGTAAAAATCCCTGACTTCTGGAACAAACATCGCAACGATAAAAACGGTCGTTTGCGTTACATGGCTGTCGAAGATAAATCATCCGGTACGGAACTTATTCAGAAGATTCGTCGCAAAATTAAACCCGTGATACCCGTACGAGAGATACCACGTGGGCCGGCAGCAAATAAATTAACCCGTGTGATGGACGTACAGGGTTACATTGAGTCAGGATATGTTAAGATACCCGAAGATGCCCCGTGGGTTCATGACTTCGTTACGGAGTGCGAAGCGTTCACCGCTGATGACACACACGCTCACGATGACCAGATTGACCCAATGTGTGATGCAATTAGTCAAATGCTCCACAATGGCAAAGCAACCGTTTCGGAGATTTTATAAACATGGCTAAGGCTGCTAAAACAAACCTTCACACCGCCGACGGGCTGGTAAACGTCGTGTCCGGGTTAGGGACATGGAAAGCGAAACGCTCTCACAACATGTTCCAGTATGCTGCGCTGTCCAACTGGCAACAACTCGACGCGGCTTACCAGACTAACTGGCTGGCTCGTCAGATTGTGGAAATACCCGCCGAAGATATGTGCCGCGAGTGGCGCACTATCAAATGCAAGGAAGCCGATGACATCCGTATCGAAGAGGACCGTCTGATGGTCCCTGCCAGCGTGCAGGAGGCTGTCACATGGGCGCGTCTGTACGGCGGTGGCGGTATTCTCATGTTGACCGGTCAGGACTTGTCAAAGCCACTCGACGTGCGCCGTATTCGTAAAGGTGATTTGAAGCGTTGCATCGTGTTTGACCGTCACGATATGTCACCGCTCACGATGAACACCTGGGATATTCTGGCACCTAACTACATGATGCCGGAGTATTACACCATCACCGGCGGCGGGCAGCAAATCCACTGGACCCATTTTGCGCGTTTCAGTGGTAAGCGTTTGCCGCGTCGCCAGATGGTCCAGACTCAGGGGTGGGGTGACAGTGAGTTACGTGTGTGCCTCGACGACATCATGGACATGGTTGCGTCAAAGGATGGCATCGCGGAACTGATGCAGGAAGCTAATGTCGATGTGGTAAAACGTGAAGGGCTGTCCGATGAGTTAGCCAGCGACCAGGATGACGCAATTGTGTCGCGTTACACCCTGTTTAGCCAGATGAAGTCACTGGTGCAAATGGCCCTGCTGGACGGTGACGAGTCATACGAACGTAAGACGCTCGACCTGGGTGGTGTTGCACCAGTGCTTGAGACGTTCATGACGTGGATTAGTGGTGCGGCTGACATTCCCGTTACGCGCCTGTTCGGTACCTCCGCTAAGGGCATGAATGCCACTGGTGAAGGGGACATGAACAACTATAACAACTCCATCCGCTCTAAACAGCTGACACAGGTTGACCCGGGATTGCGTCAGCTTGATGAGGTGCTGGTACGTAGCGCACTGGGTTACTGGCCTGACGACTTTAACTATGTTTGGAATCCACTCGCACAGCCCAACGAGTTGCAGATTGCACAAGCTGCCAAAACCCGCGCTGATAAGGACATGTTGTATCTCGCCGAGGGTGTTATCACCGTGTCACAGGTGCAGCGTAATCTGGAAGCCGCTGAAGAGTATCAGTTCGAAGACGGTCAGATTGATGAGCAGTCAGAGACTGAGAAAGAAATGTCCACTGTGCAACGCCCGGAGCCTGACGAGCAGACAACGGACGCATTCTGGATACGCTACAACCAGTACGTGACAGATGGTCTGTCTCATGATGAGATAATGGTAAAACTGGCCCAGTAGCGGGCCAGTTAGTTTACTCCTTCCGATACCCTGCATCATACAGAATCTTAGCCGCACCGATTGACACGCCGGACAACCGAACCATTTCATCAATTGCTCGTTCCGCTTCGGTGCGGAGTGGGCGGAACTTGAGGCGAGCATCATCACCATAGTTTTCTACGGCAATCTCAACAAGGTCGTCACCTTTTTCTTCATTTATTTCACGTATAACAGTAACCCACTCCGAGGCATAGACTATTTTCACTGGTTGCCATTGTTTTGTGTTTTTATCCTGCCATTCACACTCAACACCAATCTGAGGAAGCCCAACACCATCCCAGTCGGCAGCCTCGTATTGTTCGCGTGTGACAACACAGTGCTCATAATCGGACTCTCCAATCTGGTCATCCTTGCGATGATTATCGGCTACCGTTGTAAACCGCATACTCCCTGACTTGCCGCGAAAACGTACCTCACCGTCCCAATCCTGGAACATGGCTATCACACCCTCCGGCCAACCGCCACGTTTTGGTAATTCCTGACGCAATAGTTCAAGTAATGTCATTTTGTCTCTCCTGTTGCCTTGTTGATGGCTGCTCGGGCAATTGATTGATGCCAAACCGGTAATACTTGAGAACCCAGCATTAATTGCAACGCCTCCAGCAGTTCCGGAGCGGCAGCAATGAGACGTGCATTTGCGCGAGTTTCGTCGGCTTCACGATGATGAACGCCGTCGTAATCGGGGGACAAAACGTTTGCAACTTTGAATCGTCCGCCCCATTGTGTTCCGCGAATTCGAATATACGGTCTGTCAACTTCTTCCGGCTTGATTTCCCACGGACCGGGTGTACCTTTAAACTGTGTCATCTCTCTTCTCCTGTGATAATATTTAACTAACACCTACACTCTATACCACACCGACGAGGCCGTCAAGCATGTCACGACAAACAGAGCTAAATTATTATCGCCAGCTGAAACAGGTTGCACGCCTTGTTCGTGAGGATGTGGACGCTAACATCGTACCACTGGTGAAACAGCTTGCGCCGGAGTACACCGCCGACGGCTGGAGTGACACCATCACCTCGGCGATTAACCAGTTGCTCACACGATGGCTCGGCGCGTTTGCTCGTCGCCAGGCTGAAACCATCGCGTCACAGTTTGTACAGACTGCTGCAAAGGATAGCGCCCGTACATTCGCTATCAATCTGTACGGCGGTGATACGCAGTTGCAGGAATATCTGAGCGCCGCATCGTATCAGAATGCTAAACTAATTCAGTCTATTCCGGCTCAGTATCTGGAGCAGGTGCAGAACATTGTCATGACCAATATGCGTAACGGTATGCGCCCCAGTTACATCGAGGAAGCGCTGGTTAAGCAATTTGGTATCACGGAGCGTCGCGCCAAACTTATTGCCGCAGACCAGTATGGGAAGATACAGGGCGATATGAATCGTATTCGTCAGACGAACAGCGGTATTGAGTATTTCAAATGGGTAACGTCACAGGATGAACGGGTACGTCACAGTCATGTTGAAGTTGCAAAGCGCGATGTGGGATTTGGTGAAGGTGTGTTCCGCTGGGACGATTTACCGGTTGTCGATGGTGTACCGACATTCCCGGGTCAGCCAATAAATTGCCGCTGTGTGGCGAGGCCAGTCACAGCGGCAGCAGTAGTGCGGTATAAGGCTAAGAAGTAACCTTATTGACAAGTCGGTCCATTGCTATCCACCGCTCAGATGTCGAACCATCCTCTTTGGCCGCGGTGAATGTCACGATATCTTCACGGAAGTTCATTTTGAAGTTTGTCACGGTGATGACGCCGTCCACATCGATAAATTTGTCATTGTTGCGGAGCATTACCGCTTTGACAGGTTTATATTTCATTTTCCATATGCCTCACGTAATACAGCGTTAGCGAGCGCCCAACCCTGATGCTTACGTGCAAGCTGTTGTGCGGCCTGTAAGAGTTGTTTATCGACAATGCGTGCCTCTGATACGGGGCGGTTGTAGCCAGGAAGTAAAGTGTTCATTTTGTCTCACCCTCTCTGTTGTTGATGAACTGAGTATATGTCATCCCTGACGAACTCGTCAACTTAAATATACGACCCAAATCACAACGCCGACACAAAGGAGTAAATATTCCATAACATCACTCCTGCGGCGGCTCGGGCAATGGTTGCCAGTGGGTTGCATAACATGTCATTTCGTCACCATCATAGTCACGGTCGTAACGAAATTCGTTAGACTTGTTCAGGTATGCTAAAAGTATTTCACCTGGGTCAGTCGTATAAATTAAGACATCGGTGTACTTCTCCGGCATCCGCTCACTGCACTTAATCCAGTTTGCCATACAATGTCCCCACTCGTTTCAAATCGCGCTGTGCGTGACAGCTGTAATTACCATCGTCCCACTGTACATAGTAGCGCGGTGGCTCACCCATAATCACGTTCATCACAGTGCCAGTCACGACACCATCGGGGAATAACTTCACGAGTGTCCCGGTTGGGTAGCGTGGGATGGTTGTCATAATCACTCACCCTCGTATAACGGTTTCAGTTGATACCCGAACATGACAGCGTTGTTATGCGCCACACTGCCCGCGCGGACCAGATATGTCGTACCGCGGTTGGTTGTCACTTCGTATGCGTATGGTGTGTTCATTTGTTACCCTCCGACAGTTCATTAATCAGACGCTCCAGATACCAACGGGCCTTTTTCACATCTTCCAGACCGTTCTTCTCTTCGTAGCGCCACAGATATTTAACGACATTCGCCACGCATACCGCATCGATACCGGTTTTACCCACCGTGGCGGCTTTGATGGCATCGATACACTCGATACCACCTTGTGTGTAGTGTGACGGGTGGTTGACTACGTCGGCCATGTTGTATCTCCTGTGAAATATATGTATTATGTGTTCAACGATTATCACTATGGCATACTCTGACGGATTCGTCAATGCAAATTACCATTAATGACCGTAAAAGTTTTGCACTGAATTCCCAACGTATTTACACGGATGAGGGATTTCTGCGTGTGCCGGGTAAAGCCGCTCGTACTGGTATCCAGGAGTATCTCGCTTCGGAACTGGGGCTAAAAGACCGCGCACCGAACGACATTATCCGTGTGTACCGTCCCGCCGAAGAAGTGTTTAACGATGAATCACTTCAGAGCTATCTCGGCGCAGATGTCACGAATAACCATCCTCCTACACTTATCAATGCTTCCACGTACCGTAACACTTCCGTTGGTGTTGTAACGAGTGTCGGTCGTCAGGATGGCGATTTCGTCGTTGTGGACATGGTTATCAAGGATAAAGACGCGATTAAGGCTGTTGAAACTGGTAAGTGTGAGTTGTCAGCGGGTTACACGGCGGTGTATGATGATACACCAGGGACAACGCCGGAAGGTGAACCATACGACTTCCGACAGACTCAGATTAAAATTAACCACGTTGCAATTGTTGACCGTGCTCGTGCGGGTGCAATGGCGCGTATCTTCGATAATATGGAGAAAAAACCCATGTATCAAATCACCACTGACACCGGGCTAAAAGTTGATGTGGCGGATGCTGCGGTGGTGGACGCGTTCAAACGCTTAGAACAGCGTGTCAGTGACGCCGAAGCCGCCAAAGAAACCGTACAGGCCCAACTCGACGCAGCACTGGAACAGGTTGCCGACCTGACCACCAAATGCAGCGACGAAGCCCTGAAAGCACGCGTGGAAGCAATTGCACGTGTTACCTCCTCGGCGCGTAAAGTTGCTGGCGATGAATTCACCTGTGACAGCATGGACCCGGTTGCAATCAAACGTGCCGCTCTCGCTGTTAAACGTCCGTCTGTTGACTGGGCCGAAAAATCTGCCGCCTATGTTGAAGCCGCTTTCGACATGGCTGTGGAAGAACCGGTGAAACCTGTGGTAGACTCACAGCTTGAGCAACTGGCTAAAGATGGCGCTAAAGACATCAAACAGCCGGTAGCCGACGCAAAACCTGTACTGTCCCGCGCACAAGAAGCACTGCTGCGTCAGACTGGTAAACTTAAATAAGGGTGACATAGATGGCTATTACTGCAACCAGCTACGGTCTGAATCACGACGCAGCCTTTACCGGGATGGTCGCCGACGGACAAGTAGTAAATATCGTTTCCAAAATTAACGATGACACCGCAACCGTCGCATATGGAAAAGGTGTTGTGCGTAGTGGCGAGAAAGGCTTTAAGGCCGCAACTGCTGATTCCACAGCTGGCAACTTCGTGGGCGTACTGGTTCGTGAACTGAACCGCTCTTACGCTGACGGTGCAACTTTCGGCGCTCCGATTGACCGTCCGGCATCCGTACTCACCGCTGGCGTAATCTGGGTAACCGTAGCGGAGGATGTTGCCGTTGGTGACGCCGCATTCCTGCGTGTTGGCGCAACTCGGACTGGTGATTTCGCTAAAGCGGTCGGTTCCGAAGCTACCGCATCAGTCGCCATTACTGGCGCTAAATTCCTCACTGCCGCAAAAGCCGGTGGTCTGGCTAAACTGTCTATGGTTGTTGGGGGTTGATAATGGATAAACTAAACAGCGTTGTACTTGACGCACAGACTATCGCTGGTAATCCGTGGGTCAAACAGTATCTGGACGGTCAGAACGCCATCAACGTGCCGGCTGAATTCCGTGATGCTGACGGTGGTATCGCATTCTACATCTCTCAGCTGGCACAGATTGAGCAGACCGTCTATGCAACTCCGTATGCGGATATTACTTATCTACAGGACATCCCGGTTGTATCCGGCATCCCGGAACATGCGAACCATTGGGTGTACCGGAGCTATGATGGTGTCACGGTTGGGAAGTTCATCGGTGCAAACGCGATGGACCTGCCACACGTTGCCCAGTCCGCAAAACTCCACACTGTACCGCTGAACTACGGTGGTATCGAATGTCACTACAGCATTGACGAGCTGCGCACCACTGCGTCTCAGAACATGCCGGTTGACACCATGCAACAGCAGCTGGCATATCGTGGCTACGAAGAGCATAGTCAGAAAGTGGCTTACTTCGGTGACTCACAACTGGGAATGGCTGGTCTGTTCAATAACAGCAACGTGACCGTGACTAAGGCGACCGTCGACTACACCACCGCCACCGGTCAGGAGCTGTTCAACATGCTCAATGACCCGCTGTTCGACATCATCAAACTGTCCAAAAACTACCACATGCCGAATACCGTTCGCGTATTCCCGGACCTGTGGAAACGCATGAACAGCACGCTGATGACAGGGTATACTGACCGCACCGTTATGGAGCATTTCAAAATCAATAACTCCTTCACCCTGATGACCGGGCAGGAAATTGATATTCAGGTTCGTTATCAGTTGACCGCTGCGGAACTGAAAGCGGGTGGCGTGTCAAACGACGACAAAGACCGCGTGCTCATTTACGAGAAGAACGACCGCAACCTGGGTGTTGCTAAGCCGATTCCGTTCCGTATGCTGGCGCCGCAGAACAAAGGTCTGGCCGTAACTGTACCGGCAGAGTATAAGATTTCAGGCACCGAAATTCGCTATCCTCTGAGTGCAATCTACCTCGATATGCTGTAATACCTACCCTCAGCGACATCCCAAGCCCTCTTCGGAGGGCTTTTCTTTTGTGTTACGTCATGGTACAGTGTCTTCACTTTATGCGGGAGACTACAGAGTGCCTAAAAAAATAAACAAAGATGAATTGATTGAGTTGTTTAAAACTGTACATGGTGATAAGTATGACTACTCACAATTCGAGTACACGTCCATGCGGACCGAATCCATTATTATCTGTCGTATTCACGGTGGATTTCGTCAAATTCCGCACAACCACAAAAACGGCAAAGGGTGTCCACAGTGTGGGTTGACGTCGAGAGGTGATAAAAGACGTGACAGTGTTGACAACTTCATTAGAAAATCAAAACTGATTCACGGTAATAAATTCGATTATTCGAAGGTTGAGTATCGCAGAACTCACGATAAAGTATGCATAATCTGTCCTGAACATGGTGAATTTTGGCAACGTCCGTCTGCCCATCTTCGCGGTTTGGGTTGCTTCGAGTGTACCCATCCCAAACTGACGGTCGATGACTTCCGGATGAAGTCTCAAAAACATCACGGAAACAAATATAATTATGACAATGTGTCATTTTCAAACTCTCACGACAAAATTCAATTGGTTTGTCAAATTCATGGTACATTCACACAAACGGTACACAATCACTCACATCATGGTTCAGGCTGCCCTAAATGCTCCAAATCGGGAGTATCGAAAGCCGAAACAGAAGTCTTCAACTTCGTCCGTTCCATCTGTCCCGTTGCGGTACAATCCGACCGTACAATCATTGGACCGCTGGAACTCGATGTTGTAGTGCCGTCACACAATCTGGCAATCGAATTTAACGGTCTGTACTGGCACGATGAGCGCACGAAGGATAATAAATATCACATCACCAAGCGTCACCGCGTGGAAGCCGCAGGATATCGCCTGATAAGCATTCGTGAGGATGTCTGGAATGAGCGACGTGAACAGGTGGAAAGTATCATTCGCAACGCACTCGGCGTGACATCCGACAAAGTGTTTGCCCGCAAATGCAATATTGTGGAAGTTTCGACGTCTGAAGCGAAGGCGTTCATGGAGAAACACCACGTACAGGGTTTCCGGGGTGCAACCGTGCATTATGGTCTGCAACACGATAATACCTTAGTCGCCGTAATCAGCCTGACAAACTGGCAGAAAAAGAACGAATGGGAACTGGTGCGATATGCGACCGCGTGTAATGTCCCGGGTGGACTGTCCCGCCTGTGGAAACATGCTACTACGGTTAACAACATTGTCCGTGCCTATTCATACGTTGACCGGGATTTGTTCACTGGTTCCAGTTACATTAATGCTGGTTTCACACTTTCAACCACGACAGTGGGGTTCAGGATTGTAAATGGTTGTACAACCGAATCGCGTGAGAAGTGGAACCGCGCACCGGATGGAATGACGCAGACACAATGGTATGAGTCAGAAGGTGTCTCACGTATCTACGATTCTGGACAGGACAAGCTGTTGTGGGTAAAATAACAACGGGTAAGTATTGCAACTAAAGGTGATTTATGATTACTGTAAAAAATATTTCTGCGCGCCCGTTCATGATGCCGGGTGAAGAAGATGTTATGAAACGTATGCTGGCACCGGGTGATTCGAAAGAATTCGAAGTTACTCCGGCAATTTACAGTCTGGTCAGTGCATATCAGGACGCAGGTGAACTGGTCGTCACAAGTGGTGAACTGGTCAACCCTGACTCAGACGCCGACGATGTGACCATTGACAAACTTCGTGCAGAAGCCGAAGAACTGGGTATCAAAGTTGATACACGCTGGAAGAAGCCACGTCTTCAACAAGAAATTGAGGCAGTAAAAACCGCCTCCTAATTAACACAGGTATATAACATGGACATCACCGCCGAAGTCATCGCAGATTTTCGCATCTGGCCGCTCGGCGGTCAGGCTTTCTCATCCACTACCGATTTCCCGGACAGCCTCATTCAGTACGCACTGTGTGAGGCTGACACGGAGACAGGGAGTAAGCGCTGGGGAGGTTATGAGGCAGAATGCCACAACCTGAAACAGCGCGGTATGTTCTATTATGCCGCACACTGGTTGTCTGTTTACTATCCGGAAGGACTGAAAAGTGATGTCAATCAGGAAGCGCGGCTAAACGTGGCGACAAAATCCGTAGGGGATGAGTCTATTTCGTATCGTGTCCCGGCAATGCTTGAGGTCAACAACGACTGGCTAACCTGGTCCGTGTACGGACAGCAGTTCTACAGGCTCCGTAAACGCGTCGGTATGGGCGCTTTAGCCGTATGAGGTGGTTAAATGGCAGTAACAACTTATGAAGTTCTTTCCGCTAATACAGTTAGCGAACTCGTTGCACTCGTCAATGCTGCAACAGGTAAAACGCCACTCGGTGAGATATTCATCCGAGGTGGTGCACCCCGACAGGTGGTTGTCACAGGTGAGCCGGTAAGCGGGTACATCTCCAACGATTATCAAGCTGTTGTCGGTGTAGACCCCCAGGGGCTGGCTGACGCTGTAACGGCAGTCATGACTAATGACATTCAACCATTGGGTGCGCCAATCATCCGCAACAATACAATGATTCAAATGATGGGAACCGTGACCCCTTCAGGTGGCGCCCCTGTGGCGTGGGATAATATTACCGGGAAACCTGCTGTTATCGCCGCAGGTGCGAGCGCCGCCGAAGCACGTACCGCAATTGGCGTGGGCACTTCAAGTCTGGTCATTGGCACAACTGCATCAACGGCAATGGCTGGTGATAAGTTCGCGCAAGGCTCAGCGGTATCCGATGTCGGCTCGCAGACGGTATCGGGAGAGGATGCAGCAGCCGTGGCTACCTCGGCAACCACGGCTGTTAACGTGGTTGCGACAAAATTAAATGACCTGCTTACCCAGCTGCGCGCCTCTGGCATTATCGCATCGAACTAATTAATATGAGCCCCTCACGGGGCTTTATTCGCCAATCCTCCCGGAGTAGTGACGACCGTAATACTTCATGATGACCTTGTCAGCACATAAATAACCTTCATCCTCAACCACGATACCTCTGATAATGAAGAAGCTACGATAGTGTTTTGTTCTCATCGTGACCTCGAATATGGTTCGCGTTTTGGACCTTTCGGTATCTCCTGCGGAGTGAATCCGCGCTCACGCCAGAAGTACCACAGTTTTCTTGCCAACAACGCGCGATGTGGAGTATTGAAACAACCGATCGTCAGCGTGACATTCCTGTAGAAGACCACCGCCTCCCACTTACCATACCTGTGATGAATCCCGGGAACTCGCGCGAGATGTAACTCACGCGACGCAATCCTGTCACACTTCTTACGCCATTGTTTCGTGGGGACATGACGCAGGATATCTTCAACAAGGCTTCCCATAATTTATAAACCCTCTCTCTAATTCGTGTACTGAGTGTATCAATGGTTGACGAATCCGTCAATACCACACGATGACGTCGAGGCTAATTTCATTCCGATCAAAAAGTGAACAACTTTGTAGTACAATATAATTATAGTGTACTACCGTATAATTTCATTCCGATCAAAAAGTGAACAACTTTGTAGTACAATATAATTATAGTGTACTACCGTATAATTACTGTAATTTTATTTTGTACAAAAAAAATGAACGATTACCCGAAAATACCCTCATCCAACCCCAACCACGGGGTATGAATTTTACTTTCACAATCAGCAGCTTACGCGCATAACCGAAAACCCCGTACATTCTTGCTATATTCTCCCTTCTCTTTTATTACTGTTTGTATGCTGTATATATACATTCTTTTACTATCTTACTACTATATTAATTACTATTTTATAGGGGTATAGGGGTATAGTAATATATAGTAATGAAAACTAAGGAGTTCTTCATACCCCACAGAGGATTATGGATGGGGGGTATTAAGGGTATCGACATGAAACACTGGCTTCCGAACGAAAAGGTAGTGAATCGTACTACTTTCACTCCGAAACCCGCATTCTGTGGCTTTATTGTGGCGTTGTGTGATAATGTCTTGACAAACATGAGGAGGGTACGCGATGTCAGTCAACATCAAAGCGCTGCGGCAAGCCAAACAGGCAATACGTTCGAAACTGGAGCAATACGCTAAAGCCAGTCAGAAGACTGTGACTGTCGGAATCCATTCGGACGCGGGTGAACATCCTGACTCGGGAATCACTAACGCACAGCTTGGCGCATTGCTAAATTACGGTAACCCGAATAACAAGCTATACGGTAATCCCGCACCTATTCCACCGCGCCCCTGGCTGATACCCGGTGTACAGAGCGGTAAGCAGGACATCGTGGACACCATCGCTCACGGCGTGGCTAATGATTTACCGCTTGACCATGTGCTTGAACAAGTGGGCGCATTCGCAGCCGGTGCGGTGCAGCAGTACATGACTGACCTTCGCACGCCACCGAACAGCGATTACACAATCGAACAGAAAGGTTCGGACAATCCACTTATCGACACCGGTGCACTACGCGCAAGCGTAACGTACAAGGTCAGCAACGAAAAACCTGACGAGGGTATCTTATGAGTCTGTCAATGCGTGGTCATATTGACAACGTGTTTAAATCTGTACCGGCGACACACGTGGGTAAATCTGGCTCATACGTGGACGGCATCTGGGTCACCTCGACATCCGGACCAATCGCATTCACGGTGAACATTCAGCCACTGAGTGACAAGGAAATTGATTTCTTGCAACAAGGTGGTCAGCGCATCGTTGACCCGCGTAAAATATACGTCAACAATGGCGACCTCGACTCAATAGCACTTGATGGTGAATGGGTGTTCCTGGGTCAGCGCTGGAAAGTTATTCGCACCGACAATCGCCCGTGGCGTAAATACTGTAAGGTAATCGTGGACCGCTATGACCAACAATGAAATCTTTGCGGCTCTCAGACCGCACATACTCAACGTGACGGGTGTCAGCGAGTGTATCCTTGCCGACCCTAACGGACCGTCTCCGGACGGCCCATACGCGTCTGTGCGGCCACGTCAGAGCATCCGTGAACGTGGTCAGGCGAACATCATCATGACCGACGGCGCAAATGACACTATCGTGTATGAAATTCGCGCACAGATTGTCGCATCCTGTGAAATTAATTTCTTCCGCGGTGAAGCAATGCAGTACGCCGAAATGCTGAAGGAATGTCACAAGCGCCCGGACGTGTGCTGGCCCCTGTGGAAAGCTGGTATCGGATGGGGTGGTACTGAACCGGTCAACAACCTGACAGCGCTGCAGGCGAGCAACTTCGAACAGCGTGCGCAAATCATCGTTAAACTGCTTTACGAAGCGGTGAATACAGTGACAGTGAATAACATTCTGCACGTTCCTTTCACCATTGGTGAGGGTGTGGACCAGGTATATTTCGAAAACGGCACGCTTCAGTTAAGATATGTTGATACCGAACCCGGCGTGAACTATCAATCCGGTGAAATTTCGATATAATGGTCAACGTGTGCACACTGTAACTTACGAGGACTCGTAAACATGTTTCCAATTGAACAAATCATCCCGATTACAACCCGGATTTCCCCGGTGGGATTGAGTACAGCAAACTTCGCTTCCGCGATGTTGTTTGCCAAAAACTCTGAACTCCCGGTAGGTTTCACCGAAGACACGGTGCGCACCTACTATTCCACCGCTTCCCTCGCTGCTGACTTTGCCACCACAACCGAGACGTACAAGGCCGGTGCCAAATTCCTCGGCTCTACTCCGGCGGTAACGAAACTCACCGTGTGGGCTACCGCTGACGATGATGCTGATATCAAGGCAACGCTGACCAAAGCATTTGACAAGCATTACTGGTACTGGACCCTCGTTACCAAAGACGTGCTGGCAACAGAGGCGGACGTATTGTCGATTGCATCCTGGTGTGAAGAGAACAGCATCATGTTCCCGAACAGTCAGACCGGTGAGGCTGTGGTTAAAATTCGCAACCCGGACGCCAGCGATGACATCTGTTCGAAGCTGAACACGCTGGGCTATCGTCACGCGTTCACTGTGGCTCATGCAACCGACCCGTATGCGGCCTATGCGCTCATCAAGCATTCCGCCTCGGTCAATTACAGCGCTGATAACAGCACTATTGACACTGAGTTTAAGAAATCTCCGGGTGTTGCTGCCGAAGACCTGTCCGACACTGAACAGAACGCGATGGTCGCCAAACGTTGCGCATTCTACAGCGTGCTTGACCTGCAGGGCAGCACCGACAGCGGTCGCTGGCTGCAGACGTGGTCACACAGTACCTACGGTGAGTCTATTTCCGATATCGTCGATTTGGACGCATTTGTAAACTCTCTGCGCGTGGAACTGTACAACACCATCGTTAACCAGACCACCAAACTTCCGCAGACTCCGGTCGGTCAGGAAGCGCTCATCGGTGCGGCTAAACGTGTCGGTAAACAGTACATCCGTAACCGTTATCTCGGTCCGCGCAAATACACCAGTCCTGACACCGGTCTGGAAGCGTACACCGATGGCTTCGAAGTGTTGACCAAAGCTACCGACATTCTCGATCTGTCCGATTCTGACCGCGCGGCACGTAAGTCTGCACCGATTAACATGCGCGTGTTCAAAGCCGGTAGCATCCGCATCTGTGACGTCACCGTTGACGTTTATTAATGGAGAATGACCGATGTCATTAGAAAACTTTTCCACAAGTAACACGGTCATCACAATTAATGGCCGAATCATTTCTGATTTTGGCGAGTCTGACCCGCCGTACACCGACGAGCCGATTGACGCATCCACTGCGTTACGCCGTGGTCTGGGTGGTAACGCTATTCGTCTGGACCGCATCAATCCGGGTCGTCGTGTCACGCTGAACCTCAACCCCGGCTCGGCTGACTCCGCGTATATCAACGGGCTGTTTCTGAGTAAGGCTAACATTGAGTTAACCTATACTCAGATTGGCACGCTTGATGCCGCTGTCGGTGCGGAAGGTGTGATTGTGAACGATGGTCCACGTGGGCGTGGTGGTCAGACAATTACCGACGACCAGTGGATTTTTGAGTTCAATTCATGGACTGCTTCTAAAGGTCCGGCAAGCTAAATGAAAGGGGCCATCAGGCCCCTTTTCTCCACATGTATTTTTTAGTTCCCGAATTTTCCGTAATCAAACAACCTGCTTCATCCATCATTTGACGTTGAGTCTTTTCCTTGGAGAATATCGACGGGTCGACCCCTAACTTACTTAGGGTTTTCGGAATGTTGACCTTCCACCATTGCTGTCGACTCATGAAACCTACTTTCCTGTGCCATATTCTGAATGATGTGACTGAGTCGTCAACTAGTTCAAATCCTGAATTTTCGTAACTGGACCCATCAAAATAGTCGCAGTCTACAAATGATTGACACCATTGCATATTCAGGGTCGCGGCAGCATGTTTAAATAACTTGGACTGACCCCCTCTGACCATGCAACTCGTAGCGTATCGCACCATATCGAATCCTCCATCAGCGATTTGGTTAAATGTCATAACCGCGACGATTTGACCTGATTTATGAATGAGTGCGAAATTGTGTGAAGCTCGAGCATGGCCCTGAATGTGATGTTCTGTCAGGAACTTTCTGGCATCTTTTCCGGGAATGTTCACAATCTTACAGTCGCGAGCGTTGACTCGCACATCTTCGGAGCGCCCCGTGGCATTTTTTATAATTCTCGTAATAATTACTTTTTTATCTTTCCAATCCTGTTCCGATATCGATATCAATCTGTATCCAACACTGTTAGTCCTGATACGTTTATTTCTATGATACCCCTTAGGTCGTTTCTGCAGGCTATGCCAGTATGTACCATTGAATTCTATTGCCACTTTCGAAGAGTGGTCCACTATGTCGAGTTCTTGAGGTGCGATTAGTGAGCGATTTGAAATGTCAACGTCACCAATTAGCGACTGTATTTCCACTTCGAAACTTGATGGACCCACGTTCGCGCATTTGGGGCAACCCACCCCGTAGGCATGCTGAAACGCGATAGGGGAGAAGTCCCCATGTTTTTCACATGTGACTATGATTTTATTGCCGGAGTTAGTATATACCGTTTTTTCGTAGGTGTATGGACTACCACTATCTCTCATTTTTTGGATGAATGATTCAGTATCGTATCTCCCACCTTGTTTGCACTTAGGACAACCTTGCCCCGTGGTGCAGTGTGCGGATGGAGTCTGGTAGAAATCCCCGTGAACAGGGCAGGTGATTCTCATCTTTGTACGGGTGTCAACATATGTTTCGGGGTGGTACTCGTATTTATTCCCGTGTTTTTCTTTGGCGCGGTCGAGCATTTCAGAAACAGACTTCCGTTTGTTCACGCTTTGAATTTTTCTTACACATTTCGGACAGTTGCTACCATTGATGTGGTCTGCGGCAATCTGCAGAAAATCACCGTGAATGCGGCATTTTATCCGAACTCTGTTCGCCTTGCCTGTATAGACCACTTCCGTGTAATCGTACCTGTCGCCGTGTACGGATTTAGCCTTGTCAATGTATTCTTCGGTTGTTAACTTTTTGGACATGTTTCCTTCCCTCTCGTAATGGTGATCAACGTGTTTCGATTGAATAATACACGTATTATGTGAGTAAAACAAAGGGTCCGGCGAGCTAAACGAAAGGGGCCAATCGGCCCCTTAGTTATTTTCTTTTACTCCGAATGTGAAAGTCTGCTTTATCCATCATGTCTTTACGCCAACAAACGCCGGTACCCATATATGCTGGGTCGTCACTTTCCGCATAACCGAATTCATTTTCATGATACGTGCAAATTGTGTCGGTCTGCCCGTCATAAATCTGGAATTGATCACCCTGTGCAGCGTGGGCACCGCTGCAGTAAATTGTTACAGCCATGATGACCGCTAACTGGATTTTAAATTTGCGAATCATTTCATACTCTCCTGTTGTTCTGTTGGGGTAACTATAGCTCACCTTGACGAGTCCGTCAATAATTGATTGATGATTTCGTCAAGTGTACACTGTAACAACTAACAACCGGAGAAATAACAATGTCACTCGTTAAAACTTTTACCGCAGGCGATATCACAGTGAACGCCGCGATGCCTTCCGCAATTGAGCAGGACGAACTGTTATCCATGGTGAGCGCACAGTTTATCGCACACGCCGCTAACGTTTACAAAAACGGTGGTGAACTCGGTGTTAAAGATGTAACGCTGTTGCTCACCGCTGTACCGCACCATATCAAGCAACGTATTGCCGAGGTGCTCCTGAGCAAAGCAATGGTAGCGGGTACCAACACGAAAATTACAGTGAATGATTTCCCCGGCAAAATGATGACGCTGAATACTCTGCTGGCTGAATTGTTTCTGTGGATTTACGCTGATTTTTTCGATTACGTGCAAAACGCAAACAAAGACGAGTAAAGGACACCGGGCGACCCAGCCCTGTTAACTGGTACTTCATGCGTGTTTGCACAGGTATCGAAGGAGTGTGTCCACCTCTTTGTACATGGGCACAGTTAAAAGATGGTACAATATCGCTTGCTGAAGTCGAACAATTTCACTTTGCAATGGATGAATTGCAGGGTAAGTATATTGAGGCGATAAACAATGCAAGAAATTCCGCTAAATAACGGCGCGGCTAACGCTCACCAGACCTTCACGGTCAAGCTGGGCGATAACGTTCTCGACTTTGCGCTGGATTATATCAGCTATACCGACAAGCCCGCGTGGACAATGACTGTCTCACAGGATGGTGTTAACTACATCACCGGCGCAATGCTTGTTCCAAACGCTGAGGTCAGTAAAGCATACCGCGCCGGGCTGGGTCGCTTCTTCTTTGTGGGTGATGAGGTAACCATCGACAACCTCGGCGTTGACAACCATCTTCTGTGGGTGCCTGAATAATGGCTAACATCATCACGCAGTTCCTCATCGGTCTCGGCATCTCTTACGATGGTAAGGGTGCCGAACAGGCTGAAAAAGACATTGACAATCTCGGCAAATCGGCGGAGCAAGCCGGTAGTCGGATGGACGATGTTGGCAAGTCCCTCGACCAGGGTGTTAAAACTGGTGTAGAAAATTCAAAATCGCGCATCATGAGTCTGGTCGCCACATTTAAAGGTGCTGGACTTGCGATGTCTGGTGTTGCCGCTGGTGTCGGTGCAGCGTGGGCGTTTGAGTCGAAGAAAGCACAACAGGCTTACGACCTGAACAACCAGCTTGCAACCAGTCAGTTCGGGCCAACTGAGGTATACGGGCTGGGTGCACTGGCTGAACAGCGTGGCGGCGACCGGCAAGCAACGACAAACAGTCTTTTAAATATCGAGCGTGGAATTAACCGCATTCAGACCGGTGACGCGGGAATGATTCAGCAACTGGCGGTCGCAGGAATTCGTGTCGATAACCCCACGGGGCGTACACGTGAAGATATTTACAGCGACATTGCCGGACAGTTCCGGCGTCTAGATACGACGCGCCAGAGCAACGTGGCGGAGGTTTTAGGTCTCGACCCGGCTACCGTCAGGGTATGGCAGGAGTTCGGCGCTACAACGCTGGAAGTGTCGAAAGCCCGTGCCGCTGAACTGGGTTACACTGAACAGCACAATGCCGCGCTGAACGCAATCAATCAGACTATTCTCGACACCCAACAGAAAATGGAAGGGCTGGGTAACACCGTTGCCGATATTCTTGCGCCCAGCATTAAAACCCTGGCTGATGACCTGCTGACGCTTGCCAGTGGTGTAACCAACTGGATGAACAATCACCGTGACCTCATTGATGATATCTCTAGTGGTTCATGGTATGACAAGTATGTGGTGGGAAGTGCTGACAAAGCCGCCGCATGGATTGGCGATAAAACAGGATTTGACCCCCGGAACGTCGGCAAAAACACACAGGATTTTCTCAATAATAACGGTAAGTCCGTTAATGATTCGATTATTAATGGTAGCGTAAACAACGAACAATTGCCCCCGTGGGCAATGGGTGCTAACGACGGTTCGTATGGTGCTGAAGCAAGTCCGGTGACTAATAATTACGCGCAGCAAAGTCAGCAACTGACTCAGATTATGGAGTCCATAAACCGTCCGATTCAGCTTAACGGCAATTTCACTACACAGGGTGACGTGATACTGGACGGTAACGCAATTGGTCGTTATACCGTGAATCATCTTGAGACGCAGGTGTATCCGCAGGCAATTGACCAGACCCGGCAAAGGAGTTACTGACAATGGATTTGCGCCAGTATGAAATACTCATTGACACAAAGAATTTCATCACACAGTCGTACCCGATGCTCCGGTGCTCGTTCGATGTGACAACGTATACCGGCGACAGTCTGAGTACCTGCGAGTTTCGTTTGTGGAACCTTGCACCGACAACGAAGATTGAGCCAAATCAAACCGTTGTTTTTCGCGCGGGGTATCAGTCGCGCATCGGTCAGATTTTTACCGGATTTGTCACCAACGTTTTCACCATTCGTGACGGTACTGACATCATCACCCGTGTGACGTGTCGCAGCGGTAGCAACGTGCTCGACGGTGGGACAACGAGTGCGAGTTTCGGTAAGGGCGTGACATTGTTTGATATCTTGACCAGTCTCGCACAGGACTGGTCGAAGCCGCTGTATCTTGTCAATGGTGAGGACAAATTTACCTCTATTGTCATGGCTGGCGGCTATAATGTCAGCTCCGATATAAGTAAGGAACTTGACATTCTGGCTAAAGCGTATGGCTTCGAATGGCATTTATACGCTGGTCAAGTGTTTGTCGGATTTCCGTCTGATGACCGTAAAGCCACCCCCATCAAAATCAGTTCCGCCACCGGGATGATTGATGCGCCCACGCTTCACGGCGGCATTGATGGTGTATTCTGTGACGTTAAGATGCGTCTTGACCCCCGTATGACACCTGCATCGGTGCTTAATATTGAATCGAAATGGCCTAAATTCGATTTCGGCGCGGTAGAATTCCAGTCAACCGTTGACGCTAAACTGGAAGGTGACTGGAACGTTCAGACGATTCAGCATACCGGAGACACACACGGTCCTGACTGGTACACATTTGTCAAAGCTGTGCGTGCCGGGTCAATGGATACCACCACGACGAACACTGATGTTGGTAATCGTCTTATTTACGGGCGTGTTGGCGTGCAGGGTGAGGATGCCAGTCAGCAGCAGGATTTCCGCACCGAGGTACGTAAACTTGGGCAAAGTCTGGGTATTAGTCCCAACTGGATTATGGCTGTAATATCTGCAGAGTCTAACTTCAATCCACAGTCAAAGAACAGCAAATCCGGCGCGGTAGGACTGATTCAGTTTACTAATGCCGGCTGGACGAGTGCGTTTCAGACTAAATATGGACGCAATAAAAATGTCATCCTGTCAATGACCGCAGCCGAACAGGTGAGGGGTCCGATTACTGATTATCTCAACCAGTATAAAGGGCGTTACAAAACAATGGGTGATGTGTACATGGCTGTATTCAGTCCGGCATTCATCGGCAAACCATCCACAACCGTGATGTACTCATCACCGTCCAAAGCGTACAATCAGAATGCAGGGCTTGACACGGACCATAAAGGTTACATTACTGTCGGTGACGTGTGGCGACGTGTTGAGGAACGATTCAGACAAGGTAAGGCGTACATGTTATGAGTTTAATTAACCTTCTGGTAAAGCGCGGTCCACAGCTTGGGTCGCTTCAGTTCGATGCCGTCCTGTCTGATGACCTTGACGCCAGCGTGGACATTGTGCAGTACCCTATTGAAACAGGTACGCCAATTGCTGACCACATCATTTATCAGCCTATTCGTTACACGATGACGGGTGCGGTATCGAACAACCCGTTGAAAGTTAGTATCACCGATTTCACCGGGGCGTTGACAAATCTCGTCGATGACAACCCATTTATTGCCACGGGTGCTGGTCTGTTCGCGGGGTGGTTGAGCGGCTCAAATGAGACTCGCTCCAGTACGACACTGAACACTTTGCTCGATTTCATGTATTCCGGGCAGGTATTCACAGTGGATACGGGTGAAATTACGCTGAACAACATGGTCATTCAGCGTATCGGGCGCTCTAAAGACCCGGAGAATGAGAACGGACTGATATTTGTTGCTGAACTGCAACAGATTGTCACACTTGACCGCGTGGCGAACGGTTCACAACCGGCACAGTATCAGCTAAACAGTAACGACGTTTCCAGCACCTCCATATCCGGACTGATTGAGCGTGGTTACATTAACGTAAAGACAGCCGCAACGAATGTTGCCGGTCAGGTTACGACACTTTTGGATTTGTAAAAAAAAAGCCCCGGAGTACGGGGCAAACATGCAGGAGCACAACAGAGAGATTATGGTTTACTGTTAAAAGCACTGATTTCATCGTTTGGGTTTGAGTCGTGGGACCTACTAATGAACAAGAGCAATGCTTTTATCCGAAAACCATTTCGCAACTGTTGTTATGTTTCACAACATTACTCCAGTCACTTACGGCTTACCCGTCAGCAAGATGTTGACCACCTCCTTGGGGGTTACAACAGGTGAGCGTATTGGAACCTGGGCTGGGTATTACCGCATGTCTTTCGACTTCGAACCAGGGCTGACATTACCCAATACGCTCACCTGTTGTATTAGTCGAACCGCCACGGTGACCAACCGCATTCGTGCATGCCTGGCTACACATTCCGGCTACCCGCTGATGCGAAGGAATAGGACACCCCGGACCGCTAAAGACACATGTGCTACATGCCTGTGAATAAATAATTGCATTGTTTGACGCGAGTGTCAATAGTATACTTGACATTATTTTCACAGGAGGGCGACATGACCGACATTAACCAGCGCCGCTCGTTTTTACAGAACGTCACCAATGACACGTTTTTCGAGAACATGAAGGACGTGTATACGTGCATCCCGGGTTACGTGCTGACGTTCGACCCGGATACGCAGCGCGCACAAATTCAACTGGGAATCACCCGGACCGATGATGTCGCCAAAACTACGTTTGACCCACCACCCATCGTGGACGTTCCCGTAAGTTTCCCGGGCGATGACTTCGTACTGGAGTTCGAGATTAAACCCGGTTGTGAGGGCATGGTACATTTTAGTCAACGTTGCATTGATGGATGGAAGCAGACCGGCGGCATTGCTGCTAATCCCGTCAAACGCTTTCACCACAAACAGGACGCAATGTTTGTACCGGGAATTCGTTCACTTGATAACCTCATAGCCGGTTTCGTTAATGATGGTATTCGCTTGCGCAACGTGGACGCATCACAGTACGTCTGGTTAAAAAACGATACGTCATGTATGATTAAAAATGCAAATGGCCACGTGACATTACTCGCAGATGGAACCGCAAATATCAACGGGGTGACAATTGATAAAGATGGTAATATTGTCGCCCCTGGTTCACTTATTTTAAACGGTAAAGAAATTGACGGACACACCCACGGCGGCGTTGCTTCCGGTGGTTCTAATACGGGGCCGAATAACTGATGACAGTACGTAAATTAGATGAAGATGGTGACATCGTTACTCAGGGTTCGATGTTTATCACTGAACAACTGGAAATAGAGCAGACGATACGTACCCGTCTGCGCCTGTTTCTGGGTGAGTATTTCCGGGATGTGACTGACGGCACACCGTGGTTTCAGGAGATACTCGACAAACAAACTTCCATGGATGTCCGCGAAGCACGCCTCCGTGAACGCATCTCCGGTACTCCGGGTGTCCTGCAGTTAACCAGTTTTAGCACCGATTTCGACATCGACAACAAAACTTATACGGTCACCGCCAGCGTGTTGACCTCCTACGGATTATTAACGGTGACCGAGAATGGCTGAATTAACCAGTACCGGCTATAGCGTAAAATCACAGAATGACTGGTTTGACGAAGAAAAACAGTTATATCTGGGTATCGACAGTAACTGGAATCTTGACCCATCCACCCCCGATGGGTTGAAGATGGCGCACGATGCTGAAATCTTCTCCGCGCTCGACGAAGTGTTGCAACAGGCGTACAACTCCAAAGACCCGAACAAAGCCAGCGGCTACGACCTCGACGTGATTTGCGCGCTGACAGGTACCGTCCGGAGTGAAGGTACCGCATCGACTGTTACAGGGTTTGTGTTAACGGGTGTTGCTGGTACTCAGGTTCCTGCGGGCACACGCTTTGAATCATCTGTGACAGGTTATCGATTCACTCTCGACCAGACGTGGACGCTGGATAGTTCAGGTACCGCAACGGTTGATATCACCTGTACCACGGTTGGTGAAATCGAAGCAGACGCCAACACCATCACGACTATTGTGGACACGGTTGCCGGATTAGTATCGGTTAATAACCCCACTCCAGCAACACCCGGTACATCTGCTGAATCGGATGGGTCGTTACGCCTTAAACGAGCGACGGCCGTAGGTCTGCCGGGTAGCAACCAGGTTGATTCAATGCTGGGTCAGTTGTTCAATGTTGAAGGTGTACGCCGTGTGCGTGTCTATGAGAACGACGAAGCCACCACCGACAGCAACGGTCAGCCGGGTCACAGTATTGCTCCCATTGTCGATGGTGGTACGGACGACGACGTAGCGATGGCCATCTACCTTAAAAAAAATCCGGGTGTCACACTTTATCAGGCTGGAACCGGCGTGACCGTGACTGTCACATCGCCCACTTACCCGACGATGACCAAAGATATCAAATTTAGTCGCCCCGTATATGTGGACATGGTGGTAGCTATTGAAATCAAAGATGATGGTTCTCTACCGTCTCAGGCAACTCTCGAGCCACTCATTCAGGATGCAATCATGGAATACGCCGCTGGCGGTCTGATTCCGACAGAGTACGGGTTTAAGCCGGATGGGTTTGATATCGGTGAAACAGTACCGTACAGTTCGCTCTACACGCCTATTAACAAAGTTATTGGTTCATACGGTAACAGTTACGTTAACAGTATGACGTTGAATGGTGGCACTGCGAATGTTACCATTGACTTTAATGAATTATCCCGCTGGACAACCTCAAACATCACGGTGACCATCGTATGACCATTATCAAACGCGCAGACCTGGGTCGGCCCTTAACGTGGGACGAACTGGACAACAATTTCCAGCAGGTCGATGATTTGACAGCCGCCGCATCAGCGGCCGTATCGAGTGCATCGGCTTCAGCTGCAGCCGCTGCGAGTAGCGCCACAGCATCCGCAAACAGCGCATTAGATGCAGCTAACTCCGCGTCTAATGCTGCCACAGCAATTGTGAGCGCTGTTAAGAGCACTGTCACTTTCACGACTGGTGGTACTTTGAACAGTAATCTTGACCGTATCAGTGACGGTACTTATCTGTATTACTGGACGGGTACTTATCCTGTGACCGTACCGGCTGGTTCCACGGTTGCGGGTACGGGTGGTATTGCTGTTGGGTTTTGGGCGGTAGACAGTGACCAGATATTGCGTGACAATCTCAGCGCTACAGAGGGGTTTGGTCTGATTGGGGCTTGTCCGGATATCGCAACTCTACGCACCGTTGAACCGGTGACAGACGGACAGCGAATCACCATGTCGTGGGGGTCTGTCTACTATCACGATGCGTCCGATACTACAAGTGAAGACCTGTCAGGGGGTGTGGTTGTTACCACAGGAGGAAAGCGGTGGAAATTAAAAAACAACGGTAATATCTCATTTATTGAATGGGAACCTGTAGCCGATGGTACTACTGATAATGCGTGGAAACTCCAGCAAGCGTGTTTGTTTGCTCAGAGTTTGGGTGGTGCATCTATTTATATCCCACCGACAACCAGTGGCTACCTGATGACATACCCGGTTCATCTCTTCGACAATGTCGAAGTATATGGTGCCGGTAGAGGTTCAAGAATTATATTTCAAGACCCAATATTCAACAAAGGCCGCGGTGGATTTGTTATGGGGTCATCCGTGGAGGCTAACAGAGATACAACACTGGCGAATTATCGCGCTGGTACTTACCCTGCTGCGTCCACCGAAAACACATCATTTGTAAACCCAACCCTCGGAGCATTTCTTCGTGACAACCAGTCTTTTGTACAAATTACTGGGGCTAAGATTCACGATTTGTATTTAGTTGCCACATATACCGGAACAAATACAAACGGTGGTTACGGTATCAATTTTGTTAACGCACAGAATTGTGTTGCGTATAACATATGGGGTGGTGGTGACGGATGGACTCAGTTGATAGGTATGGGGTCTGATACTTCACCCGAAACTCCATCGTGCTATAACTGTCACGCTTGGAACTTACATGTCGATAAGCCTAACCAGGCAAGGACTTTTTACAGCGTTGGCTTTATTTCCAATAGTACGGATTGTTCCATCGATAAAATGTGGCAACACAGCTCTTATCCTACGGATATTGACCACGGCTCATGCGTTGCTACAAATGTTGTTGAAAACTGCTCAATTACAAACATGAACGTACCCAACCTTGGGCTGTCTAATACTGCTGAGGGTGTTTTACTCAACAATTCGAAAGGGTGTACAGTTTCTAACATCAATGTGAGAAACTGCAAACGCACGGTTGCGACCTTCTACACGAATGTATCATATCTGGATTCGACCAAACCCAACTACATTAGTAATGTGAGCGGACAAGCAACCGTAGCGTTGATTTCTGTAGCGTCAAAATACGATATTTTTTCCGATTTTAACGCCGATAGTACAACGCCTTATGACATCTTGTTCGCTAACGTGAACGCCAGTGGTAACATCGTGCGGAGCGAACCAGCATCATTCGGTGTGATTGAGAGTGCAACCGTATTCTTCAGACAGTATCTCCAGAATAACACCGTTAAAGGTTATTTACGCCGGTATAAATATCTTCGTCCTGCCGACATACTTACGAACAGCAAGAGTGATACCACCGCGTGGTCATACGGTAAGATGGTGAGAACTAAAGCATCCACGGACTTACATTTCTTATGGGAAGTTCCGGCCAGCTTTAAAGCAGTTGACACTATTTCTCTATTTTGTAGCTTCAACGCAAGCAGTGATGCCGCTTTTACTGCCGGCTCAACCATTCAGGCCGAATTGATTCAGATGGTCGCGTTTGATGGTAATATATCTACAGCACCTTATAGTGCGTTTTCAAACACGAGGGTGGCAGCAACGGGACAAACGGATACGACTCTAACCGCACAATACAGCACCAGCGTCAGTCCGGGACTTGTGAGAATGACGGACACAACTAATGGACTTGATGGCTCGTGGTATGTACACTTATATATGTACAACAATGTAATCAACAACTACATGAAAGAAATTCGCATCTCATATTGGGGGTAATAAATGAAAGGTACAGCATCAAAAGACGCGGGCATGCTCTATCGTGGAATAATTGAATATTTTTCAACAATTTCCGCTCTCGATGCAACAGTGGAAATGTTGTCGAAGCGAGACAAGATTGTTGCCGATAATGGCATCATCTGCGACGACTCACTGGACGAGCAGGTATTGGAACTTCAGGAGCGGTTCATCAGTGCAGACGGTGATGGCGCTACGCAAAAAGCAATTGTAGAGGAAACACTCACGTTACTCTTGGGTTAACGAATGAACTTCTTCCCCGCTCCCTACTTCGTACCGCTGACAATTGCCAGCGGCTACGTCGCAAATGAGTCAGATGCTCCGAATCGCATCTACGCTCAGTACCGTAACAAGCCAAAGGCCGTTGCGTGGTATAACATCACACGTAGCCTGGCCACACAGATTGCAGATGTGGCCGCAGCTGTGCGTATCATGTATTCGATTGATATGGTGGAAGGTGAACAACTCGATGTTATTGGGCGAATAGTCGTTATATCTCGTGATTTCATGGGAAAGGTATCCATGGATACCGCCATGTGTGCCAGCGATGTCAATGGTCCGGCCGAATTCGACGATACCTCCGCAATGTGCAGCACGCCGAGTATCGATTCAGACGAGAGCATGTCGGACAACTTATATCGCCTGGCAATTAAATCTAAAATTCTCAAAAACAACTCATACGCGACCATTGAAGACATTATTAATGGAATGAATTTCCTGTTACCCAATGCACAGGTCACCCGTCTGGTTGATGGTGAGGATATGAGTTTCTCCGTAGAATTCTACGGAGAAATTACAGACCTCGAACGGTGGGCGCTCGTCAATGCCTCTTTTGTTCCGAAGCCGCAGGGTGTAAAATTCAATGGTTTCCTTGAGGCTTACGATTATGTACAGGCAGGTGACTCATCAATGCAATTTGGTGACTCATTGACACAAGCGACCGGATTTGTAGGAGTTTAAACAATGGCTTTAGACCGTAGCAACCGTTACCCGGGAAGGTTTGAGAATCCCACAACTGCATCACCCCAGGGTGCATTTAAAAACCGCACATCACCAACGGCGGAAGATGGTTCTTACTTTGAAGCAGACTGGGCCAATGACTGGGATGGTTTTTTTGCTCGTGTGCTCAACGTGGCGGGTGTTACGCCAAATGGTGATATCGACACGGGGTCAGACAGTCAGATGTACGACGCACTCATGACTGCAACACCGGGGCGATTGTTGAATGTGCGTACACTCACATCTTCGGCAATTTACACTCCCACCACTGGTACAAAGGCCATTAAAGTCACACTGGTGGGTGGTGGTGGTGGTGGTGGTGGTTGTCAGGCTTCGGCAACCTCATCCACTTTCTCCGGTGGTGGCGGTGGTGCCGGTGCAACTGTTATCGCATGGATTACTTCTCTGGCATCATCGTATTCCGTGACCATTGGTACTGGTGGTGCGGGCGGTGTAGGTGCTGCAGCGGGTTCCGCTGGCGGTAGTAGTGTATTCGGTAGTCTGACCGCTGGCGGCGGTGGTGGTGCATCCAGAATATCGGCGACTAACACCCCGGGTGGCGCTGGCGGTACCGCTACCGGCGGTCTTGTTAACATTCGCGGCGGTGATGGTAGCGACGGACAAACCGGAACCTATTTTGTTACCGGCAACGGTGCATCTTCCTACATGGGCGGCGGTGGTCGTGCCGGTGCGGGTGGTGGTATCGCTGGTAAAGCGCCAGGCTCTGGTGGCGGTGGTGCTTATGACACCGCACTCAGTGGAACATCGCATACCGGCGGAGCAGGTGCCGCCGGTATTCTGATTGTCGAGGAATATTCATAAGGTTTTACAACCTTCCCACCAGTTTTGCCACCGGGACACTCTGTCCCGGTCGGCCATCAGAACTTCCCCGTTATGTGGAATTACCGTAGCGGCCTTTTCGGGGTCGCCATCGGTTGTCCACAATTCACCACTCGGCGTAAGCAGGTCGTTAGATGGTGGCGGACATGTACTCAGGAAGTGAGTACATGCTGTTAAAACAAGTACAGATATCAGCAGGGTAAGTTTTTTCATTTTACGGTCGCATCATATAGGTCGAGGATGCCGCTCTCTTTGACACACTGAGCGGTGGCGGAGTCTTTGATTCGGTCACGGTAGATGGTGACTTTCTCAACGACTTTTTTGGCCCGGGCTTCTTTCAGTTCCTGTTGCTTTTTCTGCAATTCCACATCGGAAGCATTGAGTTTTTCCTGCAGCGCGTCACGGGCTTCGACAGCTGCCTTATATTCCTTGAAATCATCCAGCTTGACCGACTGCTTCCCTTGTGAATATCCCAACCAATAGATGCATATCACGAATACGATTCCTACAACAGTTACTACCCGCTGTAACATTGTCATTTCGATTCCCCCAGTGTGTACAGGCACAAATACTCTTCCTGCTCCCGGCGAATTGGCTGTCCGGAACAGTTGTTACTTTTGATGCGACAATCACGACCACCGTCAAACACCCAACGAGGAATTTGTTTACACGCGTTTTTCCAGTCGCCTTTTTGCAGCAATTTGAAGAATGTCGACCCCTTACATTTGGTAGGTCCAATATTGTACGGGCAGAACGATGCGATGCCGACCTGTTGCACCGGGTTCAGTTTTACCGGGATATTGTCGCGTACCCATTTGAGTGACTTTTGCGCTTCTTTATCGTTCAGAAGGTCACACTGCTTTTCAGTAAGTCGCATACCCTTTGTCACCGGCCTACCATCGATGCGCGTCACACCCCGGCAGATGGTCCAGATGGGAGGATTTGCACTGTCCAGATATGCTGTCAGCCTGTTCCCTTCCTTCTCGTTCAGGAACTGATTGAGGATGTCCGTCTGCGTGACTACCGCGGTACCCGTACCACCCATTGCAAATGCGGTGAGAAGGGCGGTCATTTGTTTACTTAAAGGATTTTTCATTCGGTAACACCTGCTGTACAATTAGGCTTAATCCTAACATACAAGGGCGGTAAAATGTACAAGACTAAATCACGTAAAGCAGGTGACGCCGGTGGAGCAAATGTAAAACCCCGCAGTAAAACCGGTGACACGGGCGGTGCCAAAGTAAAACGCCGGGCCAAATAAACAATGTACACCTTCCTGATTGCCTCAGTAATCGCCAGACCCCGGGGAGCCTCGTTTCTCTTTGTGATGGTGGCAACTCTTTTCCAGGAGTTGTGCAGCAATCTGGACGGTTCTATTTATTTTTTCCTCGCCGCATTTTGTGATTTCATCGTAGCCGGTATTCTGTACCGGTTCGGAACATCCCGAAAGTCTCTCGATATGATGCTCATCAGCATTGTTTCCATGTCGATTAATCTGGTAGGCTGGCTCCTGTGGTTTTTCTATCAACCGCTCGATGTCTATGTGGCAATGTTCACGATGTTATACTGCGCGGCAATCCTCACGATACTGAAAAAGGATAGTGACGATGCTGGAGGTATTGCGTTTCATATCGACAACTCTGGTCATCATCCTTATGCTGGCGCAGGTCGTTGAGTGGTACATCAAAGCGAGAAAATACTATGAGCTTCGCCGGAAACACACAAGCCGGGACACTGGTAGCAAGCGGGACGACGGTAACGGGATTGATGACTAAATACGGTATCACCCCGGAAACCATCGGTATCTTTGCCACCCTGTGTGGTATTCTGCTGACCATTATTATGATTTACGGTCACATACGGCGAATTCGTAATGAGTCCGCCGAGCGTAAGGAGAAGGAAATTATTGCTCGTCTGGAGGCTGAACGAGCGCAGCTTGAACTTGATGAATTGCGTCGACGTGTATCAAATCCGGCGCAGTGATGCGCCGGTGGTTTATTACCCCAACAATGGTAGAACTAACTTTTCCGCTTCCTTCATATAATATTCATAGTCCAGACTGCCCCAGTCGAAGTCTTTAGCGTCTGCACACTCTGTCACCTTCCACCCAACATACATCCCGGTTTCACGCACTGCATCATGCTTGCTGCGACTCTTCGTGTGGATACGCTCGTCCCACGGTGTACCAATGCTGTCGACGTCTCCCGGTTGACCGGTAATCTCACGCATTACCGCGTTGTACACGTCGTCCTTAACGCCATTCTTGCGCTTCCATGTACCCGGTACACCGGTGGGTGGTAACAGTTTGACCAGTGACCCACCGTTACGCGAGATAAACACACGTGTGGTATTCTGCATCTCCTGTTCAGCGCCCCACTCAGGCCAACGCATCACCAGACGTGCCGAACGAGGTACTTTGGCACGCAGCATGAAGTCGAACGGGTTACGGTGCTGAGTGATGAACGTGCGGATGTCCTCACCGTGTACGAGGGCGGCTTCGGCAGCGCGGGCAACAATCATCGCCGATGGGTCTTGATGCCACTGGTATTTGTACTCGTAACACCCTTTTCTTTTAATTTTCATATTTCCATGACTCCCGCTTTGCGTGATTGGGGTGATAATTTAAATCGCGCTCAGCTTGCTTGCGAACGGCGATTGCCTCATTCTTATCTCTGAATGTGCCCAAGTGATAACGAACCCCTTCATGTGATATACGTACCAACCATCCCGCACCATTTCTTGTAACGCCTCTGCACCCGGAGGTGTTATCTTTGCGTTCACCCTGATTTCTAGCATTCTCAAAAGCCGTAACAAGACGTAAATTTTCCCAGCGGTTATCCTTTCGATTACCATTGATATGGTCAATTTCACCATTCGGATGTTCACCCGTCATATATAACCACACGAGGCGATGTACGAGAAACATCAACCCAAAACAATTCGCCCAGTAATAGCCCCTATTATTACAGTCCCTTATTGGCGAATATATTGATTTGGGTTTACCATAACTATCGTATCTCTTTATTCTTGCGAATTCCCCAGTCGTGGGATTATAAGTGAAATGTTCTTTTAATAACTCCAGAGACATTTCTTCTCTGCATTTCAATTTCCACATCATCATCTCATACCGTTGCGATTTGTTTATACCATCCTAAATTTTCTTTTGCCCGATGTCAACCAATGGTCATTATGTAATTGTTCACATCACGCTGATAAAGAGATTTTACTTCGTCCGTCTCAAGTCCCAACATTGTGTCTTTCTCCCATTCCGCACAAATAGATTCGACTAACGAATCATATTGTTCGGGGTAGTACATGACAGCCCCGTCAGTATTCGATTGCGGAATAATCATGTCTGGAACTCGCGTTATCAATCTATCAATCAACATTGCCAAACAAAGTTGTCCCGTAATAGTGATACTCAGAAGACACTTGTGGTCGCAGAATGGGCTGAATTTACTCCCCATGTTTCCGAAGGTGCCGTTGAGGGCGAGTTTCAATGCGGCATCAACTGTTTTATCTCCCGCTCGCTTAGCATCACGGCGACGAATGAACAGTTGTTCATATACATCACAAAAAGTTTCACTAAGGTGTTCCGGATAGTACCTGTTCTTTATACTAATGGACGGGTACATGCTTGTAACATCTTTATTTTTCAATAACTTACCGTTGCCGGAATGCACAACGTAGTTCGGAATACCACTATGGATACCTCCCAACCCGAACGAATATTCGACACCATCGACCATGACGGTCATATCACTAAACACACCTTTTGTGGTCAGTAATTCGTCCTGCTGCTTCTTCGTGAGTACAACCCCACGAATGCGTTCCAGAATTTGATTGAACTCCGGTCGTTCAAATTTGATGTAAGGGGGTATGCAATCCGCAAGCGCGATACGTTCACGAATAGTTACTCCCGAGCAATCTACCCCGGCCTTCTCCAGTTCGTGAACGAATATATCTTTGCCGATTTTAGTGTCGGCGTGGTTCATAAAGTTACGTCCGTATTGCTTTGTCAGTTCCTCGCGGAAATGAATTTTGTCGAGTGAACGCACGAAGAATTTAAGTGTTTCGCGGACGTCGTGCTTGTTGTATGCGATGAGGACATCTTTCTGCGCATCGTTCAACACCATTCCGACCGGGAATGGTAGGTCTTTTACGTTGGGGGACCGCATGCCCACCTCTAACGCCTTCAGGCTGGTACGTCGGGCTTTATTGTCGAAGTGGTTTATTTTGTACAGATCAATCTGCTCGAAAATCTGGTCGCGGTCCCATATGATTTCTGGCCACTGACCTTCGGGCTTAATCTGTGATTGCGCCTTCGCATAAATCTGTTCCAGTGTACAACCCGGTGCATTGACCACGTAGTGTAGCACCGGATAGTCGAATGCCAGGTTATTAAATCCAATCCCACGGGCCTTACTGCGTCCCAGGTTGAACACGAATTCGATTAATTGCGACTGCTCGTTTTTACGGTCACTGATTTCGAAGACTAACTCCATACCCGTCGCAGCGTGAATAAATGAGGCGGTGAAGATGTTCTTGTATGTCTCTAAATCGTATCCCCAGTCCCGTGGGTCCAGTGGTGCAACGCTGGAAAACGCTGAATCAGCCCCACAGTAAGGGCAATTGTGGAGGTCAGCGGGATAAGTTTTACCGCAAGTTGCGTCTTCGCATTTCGATAAATAGTGCATCTCTGTTCCTCTCTGTAAGAAAAGCCCCGGTTAAGGGGCTTGGATAATTATTTATTGAGTCCTTTCCGGTTGATGTATTCCCGGCGTTGCTCCTGCACCTGTTTAATAGCCTTTTCCAGTTCGGCTAACTTCTCATCAAACTGTTTCAGTCGTTGATCTTGTTCGGTCATGATGCACCCTCTCTGTTAAATTACCCCGGCTCGCACCGGGGCCTTGTGGTTATGCTACTTTCTGACAGTGTTGTGCGATTAACTCTTCGCTCCAGCCGGGCATACCGAGCAACTGTGCTTTGGTATACACCGTGCCGTTGTAGCTGTACTTCTCTTCAGCAACCGGCGGAGGTGTTACCAGCAGGTCAGTTGCTGGCGGCGGTGTTGCAGGTGCCGGAGCAGCCGGAGTCGGGGCTGGAGTTGGTGCGCCACCGCCGAACACGCTTGCTGCGTCCGGACCACTGCCTTCACGAACAATCGCCTCGCCGGGGCGTGACAGTTCGAGCAGGTTCGGGTTCAGATACACACCCGGAGTTTTGGACGGCTTATTACCTTTCGCCACGATGTTCACACGAACGTAATCACCGAGTTTAATAGCGTTTACGTCCTGAATCGCATCGAGCGGATTGTATTTGCCAACGTGATAGCAGTTGTACGGGATGCGGGTATTCAGGTGCAAGACCCAGTGACCGCGTTTGTATTCGTCGCTGTTCGGCGCGTGACCAGCTTTGTTCGGAATGTCGCTATCACCATCAACCACCTTCCATGAGAAGTCCGCGCGGCGAGTAGTACCAGCGTCATAACCATTTTCAGCGTCCAGTGCCGCCATTACGATTTGTTTACCCCATTCGGTATCTTTCCAGTCCGCTTCACCAGTTTTAGGAATTGCGATACCGATATAAATTTCCTTAACCGGCTGACCATCTTTACCGATAACCGGCTGCTTTGTGACATCATCAGTGCGTACATTTTGTTTCAGCGGGTGACCGTGAATCAGGCGAGCAACAGGGGTAACGAAAGTAAATTGAGCCATCTTGTAAATCCTCTCTGCTAAGTGTGGGAGACCCTCTGTCTCCCGGTGATTTGAATACTACGTTAGTTTGACGAGTGCGTCAAGTAGTTATTTCGCATTATTTTGGCGGAGGGCGTCACGCCACGCGAACCAGGTATACGTTTTCAGATATTCACGTTCTTCACCCTTGAATAGTGCTTCACTGAATGTTTTATCGAACCACTCCAGAAATTGCTCACTCATCTCTCACCTCCTCTCAAATACACTACGGATACTGCGTTCATCGACCTGTTCCAGCTTGACACCCGTGACAGGTGTTTCAGCGTACTGCTCAATAACAGACGGGTCGATACCTTTTTTCGCACACTGTGCGGGTGTGTCCAGTTCCTGCGGCTTACGGACGTCAACTCCCTGCAACTCGGCCATGAATATCACCTGGTCCACCGGAACATCTTTCTTCCAGCGCTTACGACCGTATGTGGTTTTAGCGGTGTAGAATGTCACATGTCGACCCTGCTTAATCTCATGCAGTGCTTGTTCCTCCAGACCACTGAGACGCATTTTAATCATCTCCTGTGCACGCTGCAGGAGTCTCAACTCAACACCCAGGGCATGTCCGGACAAATTGTGCGTCTGCAGTGACGTCACGTAGTCCACCGCGGCGTAACTCTGTTGCTTCAGCGTGTCACAGTGTGCACGCGCGCTGCAGTCGAGACAATGTGGTCCGGGTGTACACAGTGGGTCAGGCCCGGTGGTAAGAACAAGACTCATGCACACTTCTACGTCCCAGTATTGTTTTAACTCATCGTATGTTAGCGCCCATTTGCGCACTGTACCTTCACTGGTGAACCCGCGAGGCTGCACAATAACCAGTTCAATAACGTCAACATCAAGGCGATGCGTTTCAACGATGGCGTATGCTTCAATTAACAGCTGCCAGTTTTCAAACGGGTCAACAATACGGTGACCAAATTTCGCGTCCCAGACACGTAGTACCTTCCCTTCCGGTACGTACACCCACGCATCGGGAATACAGTACCAGTCGTCATAACCCGGAACAGGACACACTTCCTCAACGTGAAGGTCGTGCACTCGCCCGTGAGTGTTACAGTAACCCCACACCTCGTTAAAATACTCGCGGGCGGCGTCAAACAGTTCATCCGTGATGACAATTCCATCCTTTGACAGACTGCCCACCATGTCACTGAATGGCTCATTTCTGAATAACCTCTGAGCCACCTCGTGACATGCCCGGCCCTCCAGCCGGGACTGTGACGGCTCGACGTCCAGTGGTGGATAAGCCTGTTGCGCCCGGAATGACCCGTTACAGTTCATCCACTGGTTGGCATCGGATACCTTGGGTAGTTGTGTGGTCATTTAAATTCCCTCACAGCGCCTGTCAGATAACAGACTGTACCGCTGGCTTTCATTCTATACTGTCGTAAAATTGGTTCCAGTTCGCACAGGGACTTCTGGTGTCCCAATCGTAGGGGCATCTCCGAACCATCTCCCGCACCAAACTCATTGTGCACAGGCCTCTTAATCCACGCGCATACGAATCCATATTTGTCGCGCGAGATATATTTGTAACCGGGAGGGATTTCGATTTTCTCCCCCTCCCAATCCACCGTCGTCGTGTATTTAGTGAAACTCATATTCAACTACTCCTTCTTCACTGATGATTTGAGCCTTATAGAATCCACCGCGGGATGCCAGTTTGTAGGCTTGTTCCATAGTCATTTCGCGGTATTCTGCGGTGCTTGTTTCAGTTTCCAGAGTCATCAGAGTGTACATTTTCATATTCCCTTCAGTTCGTTTCGATGAACTAACTATAACCCATCTTTGACGAGTCCGTCAACATTAAATTAAAAAAAAAATCCCGACTTGCGCCGGGACATGTGGTTACTCCCCCAAATGCGCTTTAACACGTGCCACGAACGGACCGATTTTATCCGGGTGGGCGTTCAGTTCCTGCACCGACGACATACCGTCCTGCGCCAGCAGCGTGTTCACCGTTGCCACATCAATCTTACCGTGACGCTCGGTCAGGAAGGTCATGAGGCGCGGGAAGTCCCATACAGTGTGGTCCGCCATACGCTCTAACGCTGGAGAGACAGTGCCCGATGGTGGGAAAGGAACGCCGTCATCAAATTCCGGTACAGGTGGTGCAACAACTACCGGCGGCGGTACAGGAAGTGGCGGAATACCGGCAACGGTTTGCTCGTCAGTGTGGAAATCATCGCCCGGTGGTGTTACAGGTGGTTCGACTTCTTCCCGTGTCGGTCCGCCAATTTCCACGGGTTCCAGGGTTTTAACTTCTTCATCAGTCATTACCGGTGTTTGAGTATGCAACTCACCCTTAACCGACTCAATCAGTGCCACCCATTCCAGTTCATCCATATCCTTCGGCTTACGACGCAGACGCCACGTACCGTCCGCATTGAGCGCCTTACTGGTGGAGTGGATACGTTCGTCCCACGGTGTGCCAGTTGAGTCAACGGGGTCAGCAATTTCCTCGACTGTGGCGACGTATCCTTGTGAGAAATTACCGTCACCCACATGTACGGGGCCACCAACTAATTTCTGCTCGGTAATGATGTGCGTTGCGCCGAGTGACTCAACCTGTTGTGCAGTGGTGTCAACTTCAGGAACGATATACGTTGGTTCCGCATTCCCCATTGTCTCACGCAATTTTTCCACGTCCACGTGGGGGTTAACTCGTAGTGGCGCACCGTGCGCAAGTGCCATTTCTTCCAGTGCTTTACCAAACGCACGCAGCGCAATGTGGTCGTCGTTCGGGATGGTTAATGTGATATTACTCATGTCTCTCTGTCCTCCGTTGTTGTCGATGTGGTGAACTCTATACCACCATGACGCACTCGTCAACACTAATTTTAAATTTGACACGGGGTGGGTGGGTGGTGCGACATAATGACGTCATCGTCAACAGTTGAGAGGGGAAACATAATGATTATCGCACCACCTAAAGATTTGTCTGGTAAGAAATTTTACTCTCGTCCTAACGAACCGCAGTGTTACGTGACGGTGATTCGAATCTGTAAAGCCGCAAATGGTTTCCAAGTGTTGTTTAAGTGCGGTGAAGATGGTCACGCTGTATTTTGCGGATATAAAAAGTTCCTGAAACGTTATCCGTATGAGGTGCTGCATGAAAATTAAACAACTGCTCCGACCGTCTTACGGTTGGTACAAGTCAACCAGTCAGAAGGATAAGTGGTTCCTCAACGATGTGCAGATACCGATGTATGTGGCACGTAAATTAATCAGAAAAGCACGCATGGTCGAGTCGAACCACGTGCGCAAAGTGTGGGAGATGTAGTTGACATGTGGTGAATCACCTCTCATAATGGAGCAACGTTTTGACATTGGAAGAGGTGAAACATGGCTAACCATAGAAAAGATATTACTGGTGAAAAATTTGGAATGTTAACAGCAATAAAACCAGTTCGCACAAATGAAAGGGGTGGTTGGATTTGGTCATTTAAGTGTGAATGTGGAGGCACAACCGAACGACTCGTCAGTACAATGTTAATTGCTAAAAAATCTGGAAAAAAATCACATTGTGGCTGTTCGCCGGCGTTGAAGACGCACGGTCTATCCAAACGTTTTCAAAAATTAAATTGGGTCTGGACAGCAATGAAGCAACGCTGTTACAACCCGGAGTGTAAGGACTTTCCCCATTATGGTGGTCGCGGTATTACGGTTTGTGAAGACTGGCACAACTTTGAGTCATTTCACGCCTGGGCAATATCCTCAGGGTATAAAGAAAAAGTGACAATAGAAAGAAAAGATGTAGATGGTGATTATTGTCCCGAAAATTGCACTTGGATTGAAAACGAGAAGCAACCATTAAACCGAACCAATACGCTCAAATATGAATACAAGGGTAAGATGTACGACATTCGCGAACTCTCAGAATTATCAGGTGTAAACTATTACACCCTGAAAGGTCGATTGACGCGCTACGGGTGGACTGTCGAACGAGCAATTTCCGAACCGTCTTTCAAAGGTAAGAATCAGACATATAAGGGGCCGACAAAATGCTAATAATGCGCCCATATCAACAAGACGCTATCGACAATGTGTACGCAAATTGGGCTGTCGGTAAGCGTTTTGTAGTTCTGGTGATGCCGACAGGCAGTGGTAAAGCAAGCGTACTATGTGAAATCGCACGAATCGAAGCGGCACGCGGACAGCGAGTGCTGATAACCGCCCACCGTTCAGAGCTAATATCACAGTTAAGCAATACACTAGCCAGAAACGAACTCCGTCACAATATAATTGCAGCACACTCGACAATAAAGTATTCAATCAGGCTGCACATGGAAGACCATGGACGAACTTATTACGACCCATCAGCAAAAATAACCGTCGCTTCAGTTCAGTCAGTCAAGCAGCAACACATTGATGAATTGAAGGCGTATCGTGATAAATTGACAATTATTGGAGATGAGTTTCACCATTATACGCGCGACTCAAAAACGTGGGGTGGTGTTTTTACACCGCTTGATAACGCGGGTGCACGCGGTTTAGGGTTGACAGCTACACCATGTCGGGCGGATGGAAAAGGGTTGTCACGTGAAACAGATGGATATGGTGACGCACTCGTTATCGGGCCGGGAATGCGTGACCTTATCGAGATGGGTTTTCTGGTGGATTACAAAATTTATTGTCCACCTTCCGATTTACATCTTGATAGAGTTAAAGTCAGCACCACGACTGGTGATTATGCCGAAAAAGAACTCAAGGAGGAAATTGGTAAATCCCACATTGTGGGGGACATTGTTCAGCACTGGCTTAAATTTACACCCGGTAAACGGGGAGTGACTTTCACAGTTGGCGTGGATATGGCGGAAGAAGTTGCTGACGCATACCGCGCAAAAGGTGTACCTGCTGTAGCCGTATCGGGGAGGATGAAAGACAGTGAACGTATTCAGGCACTGCGTGATATTGCCAGCGGAAAAGTTTTACAGATTGTAAATGACAGCGTTCTGACGGAGGGAACGGATGTCAGTTCACTAGAGGTCGTATCATTTGCGCGACCCACGCAAAGCTACGCGCTTTTTTGTCAGATGTTTGGACGAGGCACACGGACCAGTCCCGACACGGGGAAGACACATCTCACGGTCATCGATGCTGTATCGAACGTCATGCACCACGGTTTACCGGATGCACCGCGTGAGTGGAGTCTTGACCGCCGGGAGCGCCGCACGGGTAAAAGTAAACCATCGACGGTGCGCGTGTGTACAGGTTGCGCAGCGGTGTATGAGCGGTTCCGTGACGCATGTCCGGACTGTGGTGAGCCTGTACCAAAACCGGCAGACCGCTCAGGACCTACTCAGGTTGACGGAGATTTATACGAGCTTGACCCGGATGTACTGGCGCAAATGCGTAATGAGGTTGTGGGAGCACGTGAGACGCCCGAGGCAATGCGTGACAGACTGACTGCATTGAACGTACCGGTACCTGGTGTGATGAGTAATGTCAAACGCCAGAGAGAAAGACTTGACGCGCTCGTCAAGTTAGACTTAAAATTAGCGGAGTGGGCTGGATATCGCCGTGCGGAAGGTCTGAGCGATAGTGAAATATTTCGCAAATTTTACCTGACATACGGTGTGTCGTGGCTGGAGGCGCAGGCGCTCAAAGCGGCCGATGCGGATAAATTAAGAGAGAGGATTGGGTTATGAGTGATGAGCAAACAGTAACATTAAAAAGTTGGGATTACTCACTCGATTGGTTTGCAGTCAAAGACAGGAAGGTGAAAATCGCACCAAATATTCATTACACCATGCAATTTCGTTTAGGTGCGTGGTATCTGTCATGGAGAACATACGACCACGAAAAAGAAAAATGGGAAAACTGCATGTATCAGGAGTTTCGACTGGATAACCCCGTGGATGCGGTGATTAAATTGGGTAAACATATCTATGAGTTTAGTAAAATGCACAACGAACCTTTCAGCGATGAATTGTTGAAATTGATGAAGAACGTGGAGCTTCAGCTTACGAAAATCAAAGGCGGCATAGAATGACCTACCCAACACTTCTCGAATGGCAACGTAAGCACGGTATCACGGCTGAGGCGCTGGCTGACCTTGTGACAATGGTGGGACTGGATATCCCACGCTCAACCAAAGATACACCCGAAGCGCGTGTGCAGGATGAGGCGCGACTACTGGCAAGCAAGATGGGCTGGCGACTTTTCAGAAACAATTGCGGCGCGTTAAAAGACGAAAATGGTCGAGTTGTACGCTATGGCATCTGCAATGACTCCCCGGCGATGAACAAGCGTATCAAGTCGAGCGACCTCATCGGTATTCGCCCCGTGGTTATCACGCCTGATATGGTCGGGTCAACCATTGGACAGTTTGTGGCGCGTGAGGTAAAGAAAGCCGGATGGAAGTATAAAGGTACGGAACACGAACAGGCACAGCTTGCATTTGGGACGCTCATCATTGGGCTGGGTGGAGATTTTAAATTCTGGAACGGAAGTGGCGACCTGTAAGGGATTGACCACTCCGTCAACCTGTGCCATACTGCAACAAATTACCTAATGGAACCGAACTTATGAGTAAAGAATACATTTTAGAAGTAGCTTACACGATGGCGCAGCGCGACGGCTTTGGTAGTCTTACCCGTGATGGCGTTGCGGCTGAGGCTGGCGTGGCGATGGGGTCAGTTAACCATCACTGGGTTAAGATGTCCGCACTTCGTGAAGCAGTGATGCAACGGGCAGTAGAAGAAAAAAACCTCGAATTGATTGGACAGGGGATGGCGCTGGGTGATAGCGTTGCCAAATCCGCGCCACTGGAGCTACGCACCCGCGCACTGACCACCCTGCTTTAATAACTAAAACAGAGAGACAGAGATGACACATATGAATCCCCCTGTGCAGGGGGCTGATTCCCTGCACTTTATCGTCTGCAAAACAGTACCGTCACAGAAGAAGCCCGGGCGCACGGAGAAGATGCCGTGTAATGCCGCTGGTGATGTAGTCAGTCTGCACGTTGCGGACCGGATGACACATGCTCAGGCGGTTGCGGCGGCTTCTGCGCTGGGTGAATCGTATCGCCCCGCGGTCATTCTTACGGGTGACGGACGTTTCTGTGTGGATATCGACGGAGCGCTGCAGGACGACAACACCTGGTCGCCGCTTGCGCTGGAGTTATGCAACACTTTTGCCGGTTGTTACGTAGAAGTGAGCAACAGCGGTAAAGGCTTGCACATCTTTGGTTACAGCCCGTCCATCCCTGAGCACGCCTGTAAAAATATTCCACTGCACATCGAACTGTACACCTCCGACCGTTTCATCTGCCTGGGAAGTGGTGCGCAGGGTAACATGATGTTTAACGCATCCGCACCGCTCAACACCACGGTTGCACGTTATTTCCCGCAGACCGAACAAGTTGCAGCGGTGGAGTGGTCAACAACTCACGCCGAAGGTTCATGTCCAATTGAGGACGACACGAAACTCATCGAAAAAGCCTGTTCAAGTAAAGGTGGTGTCGCGGCTGCTTTCGGTGGTAAAGCAACATTTAAAGACCTGTGGACGCGTAATGTCGAGGTACTGAGTGATGCGTATCCGGACGAGGACCGCGAGTATGACGGGTCAAGCGCTGATGCGGCGTTAGCTCAACATCTGGCGTTCTGGACCGGTGGTAACTGTGAACGTATCGAACGTCTGATGCGTCTGTCTACGCTGGCACGTCCTAAATGGGACAGTCACAAATCGTACATGCGACGTACCATTCTGGGTGCTTGCGCACGTCAGACAACCTACTACAGTGTCGGCGCACCGATTGAACTGGTGACTCCCGCTCAGGTTATTGAGACGGGTGCACCGGTTATCCGCAGTGGGTATCAGTTTATTGGTGGCTCACAACTTGTTGACCACTTCAAAGGCTGCGTGTATGTGGCAGACAGTCACCGTATTCTCACGCCAAACGGTCAGATGCTGAAGTCCGAGCAGTTTAATGCAATGTACGGTGGCTACGTGTTTGCGCTGGATGACGGTAACGAGAAGACCACCAAAAAGGCTTTTGAAGCGTTCACCGAGAACCAGTGTATCATGTTCCCGAAAGTTGACCGCTCAACATTCCGTCCGGACCTGCCGCAGGGTGCCATTATCGAAGAAGACGGTCTGCGTCATGTCAACGCATACGTACCGGTGACAGTAGCAAGCGTCCCGGGCGATGTGACACCTTTCCTCACTCATCTGGCCAAACTGTTACCCGTTGAGCGCGACCGTGAGATTCTGTTGTCCTACATGGCAGCGTGTGTACAGTACAAGGGGACCAAATTCAAATGGGCACCATTGCTCCAAGGTGTTGAAGGTAACGGTAAAACACTGTTCACACTGTGCGTAATGGAAGCGGTCGGGTCACGTTACAGCCACATGCCGCCAGCGCAGGAGATTGGCGAGAAGTTCAACGCATGGTTATTCGATAAAATATTCATCGGCGTGGAGGATATTTACGTTCCGGAGCAGAAACTAGAGCTGATTGAAGTACTCAAGCCGATGATTACGGGTGAATACCTTGCTAAACGTGCGATGCAGCAGGACCAGGTAATGCACAGACTGTGTGCCAACTTCATGTTCAACAGTAACCACAAGAACGCTGTGCGCAAGACCGCTAATGACCGCCGGTTCGCTATTTTCTACACCGCGCAGCAGGAGCATATCGACATCGTGCGCGACGGTATGGGCGGAGACTACTTCCCCAACCTGTATGACTGGCTCAAACGTGGCGGTGGATTTGCAGCCGTGACGCATTATCTGGAGAACTACGCCATTCCCGCACAGTTTAACCCGGCGACACATTGTCAGCGAGCACCAGAGACCAGCAGCACTCACGAGGCTGTGACAGCATCACTCGGTAGTATTGAGCAGGAAATTATGGAAGCGATTGACGAGGGTCGCCAGGGCTTTGCGGGTGGTTGGGTGAGCAGTAAGGCACTGGACAACCTGTTACGTCAGATGCGCGCCGACCGCACTGTGCCGGTAGGTAAACGCCGTGACATGATGCGTCAACTGGGTTACGACTGGCACCCGGCGCTCAAGGATGGACGCGTGAATAACGTGATAATGATTGACGGTGGTAAGCCACGGTTGTACATCAAGATTGGACACATTCACGCTAACCTCACAAATGCAGCAGACGTGGCGCGCCATTACGCGGCGGCACAGGGTGATACAAGTGCTATTGCCTTTGCGGAAACTAAATAAGCCCTTCGGGGCTTTTTTTTTGCAATTAGTATTGACGGACTCGTCAAGGTGGGTTATCTTCAACTCATCGGAACAACAATTAAGGAGACTAAACAAATGAAAAATATCATCAGCCATCACAAACTGTCCGACATGATGGACAATATGACAGAGGTTCAGGCGCTGACCACACTGTCACGTATGCGTGCGCAGGCTGACCGGGACGGACTGTGTGTCACTCGTCTCATTGTTGAAGGTAAAGTACGGGAACAGTGGATATGGAAGCACTGAGTTATTGCCAGCTGATGGAGCGCTGTTTAGCGGCTGAGGCGCGTGTTGCTGAGTTAGAGGAAACATTCAAATATCCGGTAGCTTACATCACCTATAAAGGTTATCTAATTCACGCTGGCGACCCAAAACTGAAAGAGTATAGCGACCCCACACCATTATATGAGGCACCTTAACCATGATTAAATATTTACCACTTGTAGCGCTCCTGGCGGGCGCTCAGGTTAACGCAGCTGTTACTGCTGAGACAAATGAATCACGGGTTGCTAACCTGCTCTTTAACGGTTGCAGCGCTCAACGTGCACAGATGGGCGTGCAGGAAATGATTAAACGGGCTAACCCGGGCGGTAATCCTGCAGCGACCGACCTTATCATCAAAGGTTACAAGTTCGGCATTGATTACCCGAATGTTGGTTGTAACCAGTTCTTTACGGTTGTTATCGACCAGTTAGTTAAAAGCCGGAGCAAAGTGTAATGAGTATACTGACTGACGAGCAATTACTGACAGACGTGGCTGCGGGAATGAGTGGTCATGCCATTGCGAGAAAGTATGGCATGACCCCCGGTAACATTAACCGCCGCATCAAACGTCTCGGTGCGCGCGGGCTGGGTCATGGTGGTAATGTGTCTCGCTTTGTGCCGGACGGTTACAAGGTGAAAGGTACATCGTCACTGGTGAAGGGGGACGGGACTGTAGCGCTGCAATGGGTCAAGACTGATGTGGACACCGAGCGCCAGTTGAAAATGATGCAGGAAGCGATTGTGGCGCTTACAGAGTGCTTATCCCCACTAGAGGAAATTAATTTAATATCCCGTGATGAGGATAGCACTCTCCTGAACATGTACACAGTAACAGATGCACACATTGGTATGTTGGCATGTGAAGAAGAGGGTGGAGACGATTATGACACCAACATTGCGGAACATCTCATATCGTCGTGGTTCAAATCAGCGACAGCATTGGCACCCAACGCAACAGAGTGTCTTATCAACCTTCAGGGGGATTTCCTGCACTTCGACGGCCTGAAGGCGGTTACACCAACATCCGGACATATTCTCGACTCTGATACGCGTTTCTTCAAAGTGGTACAGACTGCTATCCGCGTGATTAAACGAGCCGTGAATATGTGTCTGGAGAAGCATCGGAAAGTGACGCTGCTAATCGCCACGGGTAACCACGACCTTGCGTCCTCCGTGTGGTTACGAGAGATGTTTAAAGAGGTGTATTGCGATAATCCTCGTGTGACCATTGTGGACGAACAGAGTCCCTACTACGCAATCGAATTCGGCAAAGTAATGATTGGTGTACATCACGGGCACTGTTCCAGGATGGAAAAGCTGGATGCAGTATTCGCCAGTAAGTTCCGGGAGATTTACGGTCGCACTAAGTTTGGCTACCTACACATGGGGCACTACCATCATCGGAAAGTAGCGGAGAGCAGCATGTTTATCACTGAGATGCACCAAACTCTGGCGGCCAAAGACGAGTATTCAAGTAACGGGGGTTACAACTCCGGAAGAAGTGCCACAGTCATAACATATCATCGAGACTACGGTGAGATTGGTAGAATATCAATTCCTGTAGAGATGATTAAGGACCGGTATGGACTGGAATAGCATCAGGTAAATAAAAGGCCCGCATTTAGCGGGCTTTATTTTATCTCTGGTCAGTCTCGTAATTGCATTAGTAACGATTCGTAAATACCCTTCTTTCTTGAAATATAGCTGGCAGGTTTGTCTCCAGTGTTACCAGCAATGAATTCGAATAAGTCATCTGACGCTCGTAACGTAATGAACCCCATTCCAGTTACAGAGTCATATTCGTGCAGTTCTATTTTGATATCGTCAAGTTTAAACCCAGCAACAAGAATACGTCCAACCATTATTAGAAACTTTTCATTACCCGTATCATTTACCTCCACAATTGCGGCAGCGACCATTCGCTACATAACGTTCAGATATTTTATTGCACTTTTTACAAGGTTCGTAAGGGATATACCACTTCTGACCGGCCTCAATAGCTATTTGACGTGGTGTTTTCATCTTGACAGTGGTTAAAGTGATGTTACCAATATTTAACCCCATTTCAGCCAACTGTATGGCCTGTTCCAGTATTTTACGTTGGTGCTTCATCTCCTCAATAGTTGCGTTCAACTGTTCAAGAGTGAAACGCATTGTGTCTACATGGTTAGTGCTTTTTTGAAGTGTCTGAGAGACTTTGGCGTCTTTACTAATCTTGGAGCATATCGCACATTTACTACCGCAATAGACGCCAGGGTGACCACATTTCGACATGCGTTTGGTGCCGATTCTGAGGCCGTTATTCGGATTGTTCCACAGCTGGTCCAGTAACCATTGCTCGTGCTCATCGTCAGAATTGGTTCTATTTTTGAAATGTCTCACGAAGTCCTCGTGATTGTATCGGGCGCAAAGTGTACAAAGACCTGTGTCTTCATGAAACGTTTTGCAATCACAATTTTCTCTAAGATGGTACATTTGTATAAACCCCGCATACTGTATATTTGATTTATACATTGTCACATGGGTTGTTTACCGTGTCAATACCTCATTTTACCCGAAAATGGTAAATCATCAGGGTAGGTAATTTACTTTCACAATCAGCAGCTTACGCGCATAACCGAAAACCCCGTACATTCTTG